GTCCTAATATTAGGACAGTCAGAATTTCAGAGGCAATCCTCTCCTCTCGTAAAATGCTAACGCATTTTCCTCAAGGACATCTCCTGGATTTTATCCAGGAGACTAGAGGTTAGAGGTTAGAAGCTAAAGATGAATCATACGGTATGTTGTCAACATAGTATGAATATTGGTAATCACCGTTTTCTTCTCAATATTATAAGGTCGAATCACAGCCATACATTCGTCATACGTTTTCCACGCCAATTGACTCACTTCGGTGCGTTGAAACGGTTTCATTTCTAAAGTATGCTGTTTTTGCATAAAAGTCAAATAATATTTGTGTTTGTACGATTTGTAATTCGACCCAGTAAAGATTTCTTCAAAAGGCAAAACGTTTTGTATGTTTTTCAAATATTCGCTTTTGTAGCCCGTTTCCTCCTCAAATTCACGTAAAGCACATTCGTATTCCTTCTCTTGATAATTGCGTCGTCCCTTAGGAAATCCCCATTCCGGTTCTCTCCATACATCATACTCCATACTTTCCTGCAACAACAATTCCAATGTATAAAAATCGTTTTTCACCAAAAGCCCATTCCGCAAAGAATAGAATTTCTCTTTGGAAACCGTCTCTTCTGTTTTGTATTGATTGAACGAAGTATCGTCGCCCCAGACATTGCTCCACAATTCGTCGAATTCCATGGTTTTCAAACGCGTTTTTTCCGAGACCGTCATTTGTTTCAACATATTCATAATATAATGCTTATCAAAAATGGAATATTTTCCGCGCATGAAATCGATATATCCCAACGTATCTTTTCTGCAAATCATCAAATATTGAATCTCGTTATTCATCACACGAAACACAATAATGCCAATACTCGTAATAGGCAATTTGCATTGATGATACAAATGTCCTTGTTTCCGGCAATTGTTACAGTATTGGTCGTTGACAATAGGCGACAAAGGCATCCCGTTTTCTTCGTCTGGAATAGTATTAGTAAATGAATTGGAAATGGTTTTGGAATGGGAATGGTTAGTAGTCATGTTGGAGTCTTTGTAATGTCGATAGGTATAATTATGAGGTTTCAATTGATTTCGCATAGATGCGATATTTATGGATGAATATAGTCTCTGGAAATCTTTATATATTGTTTCTTTTGCATGATATTTTCGCCCGATATCTGGGGACCGCATTACTGGTTTTTTTTACATACGGTGGCGGAATCGTATCCGGTACATCCCACAACAATAACCAAACGCAAATATTATGATTTGATTCAAAACATGCCCTTGTTCATTCCTGTACAAGAAATGGGAAACAAAATGAGCGAAATGCTCGACAAATATCCTGTCACTCCTTATTTAGATACAAAAGAATCGTTTGTCCGATGGGTGCATTTTTTACACAACAAATTCAATGTTCTTTTAGGAAAGGAAGAAATATCGTTACGACAAGCTTTAGATAATTACCGTGACCAATACAAACCTCGGCCGGTATTTTTAGCCGATGTATCCCATATACGAAAACACACGATTCATATTGCATTGATATTGTCTTGTGTATTGTTCATCTATATCTCTTATAAAACTGCGTGAAAAAAATATCCAGAAATTATAAATACATTCTTATTTTATTTGTCATTGAGATGCGATTTGAAATCATTCTGTTTCTAGTCGCCGCTTTCATTATTGGAAACATATATACAGAAGGCAAATACGTAAAACTGTTGTATTCTTGGAAAAAATATTACCAGATGGCAGGAGTAGGTTTGGGCGCGCTTTTCCTCTACTATTTGTTCAAAAAGAATCCGCTTCATGCCAAAGAAATTGTGTCTGCATCCAACGAGTACATCAAATATTTACCCATTGATAGAAATATGTCCAATATGATATCCCCCATTCTCGATTTTTCAAGCAAACAAAGTTTTGGAGGAGATTCCGCACCGTTTGCGTCGTCAACCATGACCAACACTCATTCTCAAAACATAATGATGCAATCCGGTAAAAAATCCACCAAACGGTCGGTCAGTGAAACCAAAAAGAAATTTATCGCGTCCCGTCAAAATTGGAAATGCGGAGATTGCCAAACACAATTGAATGCCTGGTTTGAAGTCGACCATATCAAACGACTTGAATATGGCGGAGACAATCATATTGACAATTTAGTGGCTTTGTGTAGAGAATGTCATGGCAAAAAAACCACAATAGAGAACCTATGATGACCCCACCCTCTTTCAAAACAAATGTTCAAAAAAGGGTGTTTGTGATGAAGAATTATATAAAGTCTAAATATATAATTGTTCTATTTTCATGACAAAAAAAATAATGGGCGGCTCGATAGATGATACACAAAGTTGTCTTCTAAAATACATAGCCCTATTTATCTTTATTGTATTGTCAATTGGTATTGTGTTTACGTCCATGAAAGATTCCAATGCATTGACCAGCAACGCTTATTCTTATATATTTGCAGTGACCATTCCTTTTTTCTTTGTCTATTATTTTGCTATTTTAGATAAAAAAATAAACACAATACAATCTTACTTTAGCATCCTTTTATTCGTAATCGTCATTTGTACAATTCTGTATTTTTACACATCCATGTCGGATGGACCCACACAAATGATGGCGTATTTGATGAATATTCTATTGTTTATTATGGTGCTCCTGGCTCTTTCCGGAGTGGCTTATTTGTATGCCAGTTATTTGAGAACCTTATCTGGTTGGACCGGATTTTTCGCCAATTTTGTCTTTTTCATACCTTGTATGATTCGCGATTTTTTGGTCTATTTGAGAGAAGAATTTAATATGACGTCAAATATCGTGTTGATTGTTTTTGTTCTAGAAATCATATTGATATTGTTATATTTTTATTTACCCTATTTATTGAATTTGATACTTTCGCAACGAAACAATATTGTATTGTTTCATGACGCTGCATTTTTGGATACAAAACAAATCATTGCCAATGGTACTGAATTATTAAACAAAAATCCACCAGCAGGTGTACCTCAACCTAGTTTTTATCAAAATTACGGTATTTCCATGTGGATATATTTGAATGAACAACCCATTGTTAATGCGGAAGAAATAGAAATATTCAATTACGGATATGGAAAACCGCGTATTACTTACTATAACAACCCAAATGAGCCCCATGAAAAAGACAATTTGATTTTTTATTTAACCAACCATAAAGTAAAGAATTGTCAAGAAGGAAAAGTGACAATAAGAATACCAAAACAAAAATGGAATTATTTCGTTTTGAATTATACAAGTAATTATGTAGATTTGTTCATGAACGGGGTTTTAGTAAAAACAAAGAAATTTAGTAATAACTATCCTACATTTTCAGAATATGATGTTGTATCTATTGGCTCGACGAATGGATTAAATGGTGCTATATGTAATATTCAATTTCATAAATACAATTTGACCCTTCCACAAATCGCCAATTCCTATAACTTCTTAATGAATAAGAATCCTCCAATAAATAATTTATAATGAATAATTATACAATGAATCCAACCGTGATTATTTTAGGAATCATTTTGATATTATTAGTGTATATTTTATATGCTTATTTTGCATCCACAACTACGACATTAGTCAGCTCTGGTAATTTAAATGTAGGAATTCCTCCTATTACCACAATAGCAAGTCCTACAAATACGCGTTACGCTTATAGTATTTGGGTTTATGTTGATACTTGGGATAATAGTACAGACCATACAATATTTGCTGTCACTGGACGAGGTGGTCAACATGGGTCACCTTATAGTTTACGATTATATTTAGACACGCAAACACCTACATTGTATTGTGATATTGGAATGAGTGAGAATACCATTCAGTCAATTGTAACCACCAATTTTGCGATTCAAAAATGGGTTTGTGTGACAATTAGTGTAGACAATCAATTTATTGATTTCTATTTAGACGGAAAATTAATAAAATCTACCAAAGCCGTGGATTCTATTGGTGGATATCCAAATGTTGGAAACATAACACCTTATATTTATTTTGGTACATTTAATGCATATATTGCCAAATTCACACGTTATACTGCTCCTCTGGATCCTCAAACAGTATGGTATAATTATTTGGCTGGAAATGGTACAAGTATTATGTCAAACTATGGATTAAGATTAGAAGTATTAAAAGATAACTCGATAACAAATGTAATCAAACTGGTAGGTAATTAACCTCTACATGATAAAATGCTATATTCAAAATTCATGGTTCATCCACCGAATAGACTTCTATATAAGGAAGTTATCATATAGTCTCCTGGATGAAAATGCGTTAGCATTTTACGAGAGGAGAGGATTGCCTTTATTTATCTGGCAAAAGTCGCCAGGAACTAGAGGTTATAGGTCAAAAAATATACATAAAAAGCTGTATAATTTATTGTGTATATTATATAATAATACGTTTAGTAAATATGGCTCAATCCTCTGATATAAAATTACCGGAATCGGTATCATCTGGAATTCAAGCAGTCAATCAAACGGTCGCACAAACAGTAAGCGATGTAAAAAATACAATGACAAATACATTTAACCAATTTTCACAACCGTCTCAAACCGGTGTAGGTGCTCCATCACAATTCTTACAAGCCAATACTGTGATTGCTAAAATTGTATTCATTTTACTTGTATTGATTGGCTTTCTAGTATTATTATCTTTAGGGATATTGTTTTTAAGTTATATTAGTTCTCCACCTCAGAATCCGTATTTGTTCTACGGTATGATAACAGGTAATACTCCATCTACCATTTCTCAAGACCCGAGTAAAACCGGTTCCGTATATATACAGAAATCAAACAATCAGCAGACGGGTATTGAGTTCACATGGTCTTTTTGGATATTTGTAAACGATTTAGATATACCCGATAAGATTCAGCATGTATTCAACAAAGGAGACATGAAATGGGATACTAATGGTATGCCAATAAACAATGGTCCAGGTGTCTATTTAAAAACTGAACGTGGGGATGCAAACAATGATACAGATGGAGGATATGGAAAATTTAGTTTTACCTCTCCAAATAATACAGATGGAACTCTTAGTACACAAAGTCCAACAATTGCTTCAGGAAGTAATAACCAAAATATGCAGTGTGTTATGCATATCAAGATGGATACGATAGCAGCAAATGACAATAATAATACCATTGATATTAAAAATATCCCAATACGTAAATGGATTCATATTGCAATTCGTATGGAAAATACTATTTTAGATGTCTATGTAAACGGAACCATTGATAGTCGTCTTCTTTTACAAAATGTACCAAAACAGAATTTTGAAAATGTCAATATTTGCCAGAATGGAGGATTTTCTGGAAATCTTTCTAATCTACGTTACTTCAATTCTGCTTTGAATGTTTTTGATATTAACAGTATTGTATCTTGGGGACCCAACTTGAATCTGATTCAAGGTCCTGCAATGACTACACAAAATTACTTTAGTTATCTTTCCCGAAATTGGTATAATTATAATTAACCTCTAGTCCACTAGCGATTTTCGGCAGGTTGTTAGAGGTTATTGGCTAAATATAACAGTAAAGTATATTGTTATATTCAATAAAAATGGCAAATGTAAACAATACCAATTTGACACAAAATCAATTTGCATTACAATCTATTTGTAAGCAAAGATTGCGTAGACTAACTCACGCCACACCTCCTTATCGTTACACACCCGTGTCTCCTTATTTAGACCTCAATAACACCAACCCAAATGCAAAACATTATACACAGGACCAACTAAATATGAGAAGGAAAGCAGAAATACTGCAATACAACAACCCGTCACAATCGAATCGTTTCACCAAAAAACAATTGTTTGCTCAATTAGTGAATGGAAATTCACCCATCAAAAATCCACAAACAAACACATGCAACACAGATATGATTCCAACTCCTAGTTACGCCTGTGGTGTACCCGGACCAGTCACTTATTTTATAAGAGATACTACTATCCCTCTTTATAATTATAAAACAAATACCGCTTCTTATGCAGTATCCAATATACAAAATGACAAATTATGGACTATTCTTACAGACAACAATGTTTTCTTTTCATCACAAGTAAACACCAAATTGTTTACATTGATTATCAACGAACAAATTGACAGTCGTGCCTACCATTTTACATTTCAGACACCCATTGGTTTGTATTTAACAGGTTCTACTACTACTACAATACCAAGTATAGATATTTCAAATATATCGTATGGAATAACAGCGGTCTATGCAAATGTTCTTTATAATGAAGACAAAGTCGAATACATAACAAGTCCGACTATTCCACCAATGAGCACAATTCCAGTAGCATTATTTGATATATCGTTTATACCTCAACCTTTATTAAGAGAATTCAATATGATTTTTTATGCCGGATGGTTGACAGTATCAAACATTGGACTTTATACAAGTCCAGGCTACGTATACGATTTTTATTTGACCATCAATACAAATGATATTGCAAAACAGTCTGATTTTTATTCCGGTAATTTCACCACCAATTATGCAGGTGTGTATTGCAATTTGTCTGCGTCAAACATCGATGTCAGTTTGAATACGTTTATACGTAATCCAACCGGTTTGCCTTATAACGATTTCTTATTGACAGGCAAACCTATTCTTTAGTCTCCTTGATGAAAACCAGGAGATTAGAGGTTAGAAGTTATATAGAAGTAGAAATCAACAAGTCAATATAATCAATAGCAATCCGTGTTTCCATTTCAAAACGGTCCGAAAAACAAGAAATATCAAATTCGACTTCTTGCATACGATTGAATATCGTGTTTTTCATATATTCAAAATAACGAAACAGTTCCATGGCCTCTTGAAACTGCTGCGTGTATTTGCTGATGTCTTTCGGTTTTGCGTGATAAAAGAACAAATCAAACACAAATTCAGGATGAGTAATAAAAACAGGCAACAAAGTCGTGTTTTTTTCCACACAGTCTATCGTGTTAAACACTGCGGCAAAACGGTGATAAAAAGACAAGAATATTTTATACTGCTCTGCGATTTCTTTTTTGGTTTCAGCAATGGGTTCTTGTAGTTCAAATCGGCGTAAATAGTATTCAGCCCAATCAAACATAGTATTGATTTCTTTGCGTATATTTTTCACAGTATTGGTTTCATACTCGGATTCTAAAATTGAGGTCAATAGGAATTTGTATCTTGCTTGTTTTTCTAAATATTTTTCTAAAGAGATTACTAATTCTTCTTTTTTGGATTGGAGAACAGGAATCGAAATATTATCATATTCTTCACGAAGAGTATTTAATACTAATGTGGCTTCATGTATTCTTTTGATTTCTAATTCATGTTCTAATGTTTGTAAATACGGATAGGGAATATAATTCGCAGAATAACTGCCACCTCGTACATGTTCGATGCCATATTTTCTCATATACTGTTTCACATGTAGGTCCAAATTCAACATGTTGTCTATATCATTGTTCTCATCCAATACATGGCATTCGTAGATGGAAAGGGGTTTGTGGATTTGTGCAAATTCGTAGAGAAGACTACATTCGGCAAACAAATCGTGTAGGTTGTCTTCTTTGATTCTCGATACATGAATCAACCATTTGTTGTTTTCCAAAAACAAAACATATTCCCATTGTGTGGACATGGTTCTCTATTTTACTATTTTGTAATAAAATGTCAAAATAAAATAATAGTGTTTAATTACGGCAAAAAAACAGAAAAGGGGAGGAAGAAGTTCGTTTGCTTTTAGAGGTTAATTTGTAAAACTATAGTAATTATGGGATTTTTTAATTTTATTGAGACTTTTTTCTTTATCAGTTTAGGCATTACGTTTGTACTTATCCTTTTATTAGTGTATCATTTCAAAGAAAGAATTGGCGCCATGGAAAAGAAAAGCGAGTCTCTTTTGGAAATCATCAACAATATTGTAAAAGAATTGAATGTCCTCCGGAACACTCAATTGAATATGCGTACTTTCCAGAGTTTTCAACAACCAAGTGAACCTTTGCACGAATCCATACCTATCCACAATACTCCTCCAGTATCCAGGGAATCAGACAAGATAAAAGTGAATATTACAGAGAATGATACAGAAGACAGCGACGACAGTGACTACGAGAGTGATGAAACCGAAGACGAGGAACATTCCATGCCAGATTTAGAAGAATTTGAAGACGTGCCTCAAAATATTCATTTTGAATATATGGAGTTGCCTATACATTCCAACATCAAAGTTATCAATTTGGATGTTGATACGATTCATCGTCCTCATGAAGAACACGAGACCACAATACAAGAGTTGGCTTCTACCAATATAGAAGACGAAATTGAAGAATCATGGGAACATTCGGGCGCAGAAACTCTGGAAGGATTAAGAGAAGAGATTCATCCAATTCAAGTGGAAAAAATAGAACCTTTAGAAAAAACGACCGAAACAGTAGATACTTCCAGCATTTCTACAGAAGTATCCAAAGAAGTCTATCGCAAAATGAATTTGAATACCTTGAAAACATTTGTCATCACAAAAGGTTTATGTAGTGACCCCAGCAAAATGAAAAAAACAGATTTGTTGAAACTGATTGAAACCGAGTTGTTTTTCACGGGCGGAAATGAAGAGAAAAATATTGTCTAGTAGTATACTAATATTAGTATGTCTTTTTCCATGCATTCTTTTCAAACCATAGATTGTGCATTTCCTATTATAAAAGAAACCATACCAATGACTGCATTAGGGTATAGTACCAACAACAAATATCCGAGTTTTCCGCCCTTGATGAGTGACGGACGTACGGTCACGGCTTCTTGGCAACCCGAAGCCATATTGAATGCCGATTTAAAAGAGCGAAACGGAATTCAATCGAATTGGCAATATCGCCAATTCTTGACACAAAATGCAAAACCCATTATGGAATATAATTTCCGCAATGCAACCAACGATGTGGGGTATTATGCACGTCACGCCGATTTGCCGAATATCCAATCTGGAAGCACGGTGAATTTTGCATCAAATGCACCTTATTTGTACAATTCTCCTATGGATGGAAACAAACCTTTAGGGTATTCAAATACCGATTTAAAAGACCTTTACATATCAAGAGAAGAATTGAATTCTCGAAAAATGGCGCCGACCATTCTACCAACCTATGCGCCGACCCATACACCATAAAAATATCTTGTCTTTTACAGAAAAAACAAGATAAGAGGTTCTCGCCAACTATACAAGAACACAAGAAAAATCGAAATTATGAAAATCATCAGTTTTGACGTAGGTATTAAAAACATGGCGTATTGTATTCTTTCTGCCACTGAAAAAGACGGATTCTCTATTGTGGATTGGAATGTCTTGGCCTTGATAGACGTCGCCGCGGAATTGCCCCTATGTACATGTGAAAATCCGGCAAAAAGCAAAAAGAAATCGGCGACTCCTTGTCATAGCTACGCCAAATACCAAAAAGAAGGGAAATATTACTGTAAAAAACACGCCGCCAGTTCTCCTTTTCGGATTCCTATTCCCGAAGAATCTATCAAGGTTCTCAAGAAAAAGAAAAAAACGGAATTGATGGAATTAGTTCAACAGAATCATCTGGGAGAGAACAAAAACTGGTCCAAAGAAGAATGTGTAAAACGTTTAGGCGTGTTTTTCCGGAACCGGTCTCTGGAACCGGTGATAGAACAACAAGTACGCTCGGCGGATGAAGTCAATTTGGTAGACATCGGAAAAAGTCTGAAACGGCAATTGGATGCTCAAGAAAGTGTACGGATGGGCGACATCACGGATGTGGTGATAGAGAACCAGATTTCGCCCATTGCCACTCGCATGAAAACCATACAAGGAATGTTGGCGCAATATTTTATTATGCGTTTTGAGAACAGTCACATTGAATTTGTGTCGTCGAGCAACAAACTGAAATTGTTCCGAAAAGAATCAAAAGAACCGATTTCAAACACTCCACTGCCAAACCAGGTAGAAAACGTATTGGAACCAACGACGCAGCCGACCCAATCATCGACGTACCGGGAAAACAAAAAAGACGGAGTGTTTTATTGCTCTGGTATTCTTCAACAGAATCCTCTTTTAGAAAAATGGAGAACCTGTATGGAAGCCAAAAAAAAAGACGATTTTGCCGATTGTTTTCTACAAGGACTCTGGTATATGCATTCTAAAAAAACAATATTGGTTGCGGAGGATTTAAAAATAAATGTTCTTTGATTATCATAATACTATGGAAGTGATTGACCTCGGATTGAATGATTTGGAAACAGTATCTATTCATTTAAATGACAACGATATTAGTCAAAAACCATCGGTGAATTTCGGCTCAGGCATTGAACTTCTCATGAATGACAAAAAAAAATCGTCGTCCAACAATATTCATATGGATTTAGGGGAATTGGATTCTTTGGAGAACGAATTAAACGAATTGTCTGGGTCTTCTTCCAGGGGAAACGGAAGTAGCGGCGGCAGTAGTGGAGGAGGAGGAGAAACAAAAACCCTTTCTGGTTTTGCTTCCAATTTGTTTGGATTTGGCGGGTTCACCGAATCTCCAAAAAAAGTGACCATCACAGAAGAATCCACGGATTCAAATCTAGGCCAAGGAACCCGGGAAAGTGTAGGAAACACGAAAACATGGGACGGATATTCCAAAGTAAACGAGATTCCCATGTTCGATTCGTCCAGAGAATCGGACAAAATGAACGACCGGGAAAAAAGACGCAAGAAAAGATTGATGTTGAAAAAACTCGACGAATGGTATGAAAAAGGGTTGATTAAACACAATACCCATTTGACCTTGGAATCGGCGTATGAAGAAATAGAAGACGAATACGAGACGGCTATGGAAGACAAAAGAAAAAAGGATAGTGTAAAATTACAAGGATGGTGGTTCATGACCTTTATCAATTCGATGGAATATGCAAATGCGATATTCAACCCGTTTGATTTGAATTTAGACGGATGGGGAGAACAAGTGAGCGAGGATTTAGACAGTTATGAGGAGATTTTCTGTGAATTGCATGACAAATACAAGGGAGGCAAATTGGCGCCCGAAATTTCCTTGTTGTTACGCGTGGCGTTCAGTGCGGCCGTGTTGAATTTTTCCAACAAGGCTCTTTCCAGTGCGACTCCGGCGTTCAATGACGTCATTAAACAGAGTCCGGAATTGATGCGCATGTTTACCAACGCGACGGTAAGTAGTATGAGTCAACAATCACCTGGTTTTGCTTTTGCCAACAATTTGATGCAGGAAGAGGCAAATCGTCCAAGAGGTCCTCCTCCACCTGCTCCGGTGGAAACCAAATCGCAAGCACCGCCACCCAGACCGGGAATGGTCTATACCAATACACCTCCTTCGAATCGACCGGATATTGGAGCAAGCCGAAGTGCTATGTTCCGTGAACCGGGAGTTGAAATCAATCAAGGATTTGCTTCGGCAACACAACCACAAAGTATGCGGTCAGGTATTCCTCAACCTCCTCCTTACCAAAAACCGCAACAGCAACAGCAACAGCAACAGCAACCACAACGACCAGAAATGAGAGGACCCCAATCTAGCGACATTGACAATATTTTGGCTGGATTAAAAACTAGGTCAGTGAATATTCACGAAGAATCATCTTTCAACGGAAATGCAACGGAGAACGATTCATTGATTTCGATTGCTTCTTTGAAAGATTTACAGAATACTACTTTACCGAAAAGTTCGAGTCGCCGAAGAAACAAATCAGATAAGAATACGATATCTTTGGATATTTAACCTCTAGTCTCCTGGATGAAATCCAGGAGACGTCCTTGA